AGAGGCCGAGGTCAAACGTCTGGCCAAGGAAATCAAGAACACCGAAAAGCCAAGCAAAGAACTGAATAACAGTTTTCGCAATGCGAAAAAAGAGGCAGCCATTGCCAAATCTGCATATCAGCAGAACAAGGCTGCCTTGAAAGAAATGTCCACGTCTTTGAAAGCGGCAGGCGTGGACACCAAAAATTTGACCAGTGAGCAAAACCGATTGGGTAAAGCACTGGATATCCTGCGCCAAAGACAAACAGCATTGACGGCGGTAGAGAACAAACGACAGGCTAACCTGTCAAAACGTTCAATGTACCGTTCGCAAATGATGGATGTTGTGGCACTGGGTACATCGTTATATGGATTGGTAAGACCTGCAGTCGCATTTGAAAGTGCGATGGCGGATGTTAAAAAAGTCGTGAACTTTGAAACACCGCAGCAGGTACGTGAAATGGAAAACGACATCAAAAACCTGTCTAAACGCATACCGCTTGCGTTGGATGGTTTGGCACAGATCGTTGCGGCTGGGGGCCAGTTAGGTGTTCCACGTGAAAAGCTAACTGAGTTTGCCGAAACAGCCGCAAAGATGTCGGTTGCGTTTAGCATCACCGCTGACGAGGCTGGTCAATCAATGGCCAAGATGTCAAACGTCTTGCAAATGCCGATTGACCAGATGAGCAAGGTTGGCGATGTTATCAACCACATATCGAATAACATTGCTGCAACCGCACCGGAAATCGTAGAGGTTAATCTGCGTGCAGGTGCGATGGCAAAATCATTCGGGTTGGCATACAACGAAATATCCGCATTAGCAGGTACCTTTGTATCACTTGGTAAAACACCGGAAATCGCATCAACCGCTATCAACATGATGGCATCACGATTGAAGCTGATACCGGTGTCGTCCGGTGCAGCACGTGAGGCATTTGACCAACTGAATATATCCATGGCGGAATATACAGAAATGGTTGAATCCGGACGAGGTAAAGATGCATTGATGACGGTGCTTGAGGCACTAAAAAATGTGTCAGGGATCAAACGTTCCCAGATCATGAAAGAGATGTTTGGGGAACAAGCAACCAGACATTTGAATTCATTGGTCGAGGGTTTGGATTCATTAAAATCCAATCTTAATCTGGTGGCAAACGAGGCGGACTATGCAAACAGTATGCATAAGGAATTTACAACCAGATCTGCCACCACAGAAAACAACCTGCAACTGTTGAAAAACCAGATAGCAGTGCTGACCACGAATATCGGATCAACATTGCTGCCAACAATAAACAGTATGGTTGGAATCTTTGGGAAAGCTGCATCAAGTCTGGCGGACTTTGCGGAAAGACACCCGACACTGATCAAATACATCGGGCTGGCAGTAACCGGCATGATGTCATTTAAACTGGCAACATTTGCGCTGGGATATGGATTCACGTTCATCAAAGGCGGAATCTTGTCGGTCATCAGCATATTCACCAGAATGCGAACGGCATTCTCGCTGTTAAAACTGGGCTTTGGCGGACTGGTACCAATCATCAGGTCCGTAGGTGCAGCAATCGTCAGCAACCCGATAGGTTTAATCATAACCGGAATTGCTGTTGGGGCGGCACTGATAATCAAGTATTGGAAACCGATATCGGCATTTTTCAAGAGATTGTTTGAGCCGGTAGTAGAGGTATTCAAGAACGTATGGAACTGGGTAACAAACCTATGGGAAAAAGCCAAGGATATATTCAGCGGAATCAAAGAATGGATCAAAGACAGCTGGGTCGGTAAAGCATGGAATTGGGCATTCGGCAGCAATGACGAACAACCAAAGCCACCGGAAATCGGACAGACCGTTGTTGAAAATACAGAGCTTTCCAATGTGAAAGAAATCCCACCGACACCGGTTAGCAATTCATCAACCCAGACGAATGTGTCTGTAAACGCACCGATAACGATAAATGCATCAGCCGGTGCGACAGCGGAACAGATCGCACAACAGGTATCAATGGAACTGAATGCAAGAGAGCAAGCAGCACAACGAAGACAACGAGGCGTGAACTATGACTAAAGTGCAGTAAGAACAAATTCTTCATCTGGTGGAAGTTTGATAGTTTTTTTGTTCTCCCATAAAACAATATCCAATGAAGAACCGCGAATAGCTTTCACAAAAAATACTCTGCTTTTGGCAACACTGTGTATGGGCTGTGAATTGTTTAATTCTGATATAGATAAACAATCGGAGTTTTCTATATGAAGTCCATCTGTGCCTTTGTAGAGGTTGAGTTTTTTTGCGAGATCATCTGATAACTGTACGATAACTGCATAGTCACAATATTCCATAACATAATCCTTTTTGGAAATATTAAAACAATTGAACAAGGAAAGCAAGGAATACGACTATGACTAACATCAACTCCGGCACAATGATGATGCTCGGGCAATACCGGTTCAGCATCGACAGTGCTGCGTATCAAACATTCACACGATCCACAGAATACCGGTGGGAAGAACAGAAACGACTGGGTAAAGATCCGGCAATGCAGTTTGTCGGTCCAGGAACAGACACCATAACCCTTGAGGGAACAATATATCCGCACTTCAAGGGTGGTGTGTCCCAGGTGGACAGTATGCGATCACAAGCGAGTACAGGCGAACCGTTAATGCTGATAAGCGGAAACGGAAAAGCATTTGGCCGGTGGTGCATTACATCGATAAGCGACACACAAACAACATTCATGAAAAACGGCGCACCAAGGAAAGTGACGTTCAGTTTGACCCTTAAAAAGTATGGGGAAGATAAACGATGATATACGTAACCAAAGATGGCGAAACATTGGATTATATCTGCTGGAAATACTACGGCAGGACCAACGTTGTTGAACAGGTGCTGCAGGTGAACAGGCATCTGGCAAAACTGGATGCGGTGCTGCCTGGTGGGGTAAAGATAAACCTGCCAACCATCGAAGAACCGGAAGACACCAAGAAAATAAAATTGTGGCAATAAGATGCAACCAAACTTCAGAATCATAGCCAACAAATCCGACATAACAAAAACAGTAAATGGCAGATTACTATCACTGGAAATAACCGATGAAATAGGAATTGTGTCAGATAGTTTGACGATGCAATTGGACGACAGGGATGGTGCGATAGCGGTACCACCAAGGGGTGCAGAACTGGTGGTTTATATGGGATATGACAACGTATCCGAGATGGGCCGATTTATTGTCGATGAAATAGAGCTAAAATCGCCCCCACAGACGATGATTATAACCGCTAGGGCCAGTAACTCCATGTTGGACGATATCGCTGCGTTCAAGGCTCCACAGACGTATTCTTGGGATAAGAAAGAACTAGGCGAGATAATAGAAACAATTGCTGGCAAATACGGACTATCTGCAGCAGTAGCGGACAGCTACAAAGAACTGATGGTAACGCACATGGACCAGACCGAAGAAAGCGACTGTGCGTTCATACAGAGATTGGCCAAAGATTACAACGCAAGTGTAAAGATAGCCGGTGGGAAATTGTTATTCATATCGCCATTGTCCGGACAGTTTCCAGATGGGCGGTCAATGCCAACAACAACGATAAATAGGAACATACTCAGTTATCACTACAAGATCACAGAAAGAGGAAAATACGGCCAAGTCATTGCGAAATACTATGACTTTGACAATGCCGAAGAGAAACAGGTGTCAGTCGGGGATGGTTCCCCGACTTTTACTTTGCGTGATATTTACACGAACCAAGACCTAGCATCGTACAGGGCCAAACAAAAGCTGACGGAAATAATGGCCGGCACAGAAAGTTTGACACTGGAACTGGTGGGGAATCCGGTACTGACTGCTGAAAGCATTGTAAATGTGCTTGGCATCAGATCGGATGCAGGCGGTCAATGGATTGTGACATCTGCAAAGCACACATTAGGTGCATCTGGATACAAAACAACAATCGAATGCGTACGGAGGGCGTTATGAGCAAAGAAACAAAAGACGGGTTCAAGGTAAAACTTGATAGTTCGCTTTTGTACTGTCTAGCTGCCGCACTGATAGGTTTCATAGTCAGGGTGGAATCGCACAGTGCGGCAATAGACACCCGTTTATTACAACTGGAAAGACGAACTGACACACTGGAAGTCGATTTGAAATCCATCAAGGACAGCCTGTATGAAATCAAAGGCGACATGAAGATACTACTAAAGGGGGTCAAGAATGATTAAGCGTATACTGAAATACCTGTATGACCTATTCAGCGACAGGGCTGGATATCCATCAGCAAAGAGATTTGCGTGTGCGATATTCGGAATAACGGCTGTTATATTGGCGTTTTGCCATTACACAGTAGATGTGGTTGCGGTCTTTGTGGCTGCGGCACTTGGCGAAAACATAGCAAGCATATTTGAAAAGGATAAATGATGAACAAAGAACCACGAGGAATCAGAAATAATAACCCAGGAAACATAAAGTACACTGGAACAGCGTGGCTTGGATTGGCTAATCCTCCACACGATGGAACATTTTGTATTTTTACAGAGGCAAAGTATGGAATACGTGCGCTGGCTAAAGTACTGCGAAATTATAATCGGTATTATGGCATACGTACAATTTACAGAATCATCAAAAGATTTGCGCCGGCAACAGAAAACCAGACAGATGCGTACATAAAATCTGTAGCGGCCAGTACCGGATACGATCCACACACACAATTGAATCTGGAAAGTAATGCGGTCCTGATCAAATTGATGAAAGCGATCATCAAACACGAGAACGGCAAACAACCATACACAGATGAAGAAATAGAGGCGGCACTACAATGTTAAGCAAACTGAAACAATATGCGTTGGCAATAGCAGCCGGTGCAGTTGCGCTGGCTTATTTTTTAGGAATAAGAAGAGGTAAAAAAGATGAAAAAGCACATCAAAATAATACACTTTTGGCGAACATACAAAGGGCTGATAAAGCTCGGCATACTCTTGCTGATAATAATACTGTTAGCAAGCTGCACAATAAATACCGCCGCAAATGATTTTTGCTATCTGTACCGGCCAGTCTATGCGGACTATGAAAATGACACCGCAGAAACAATCCAACAGATAGACCAGAATAACATTGCATACGAAGAATTATGCAAAATATAAGCCCGAGGTTCATTCCTCGGGCCTTTTTTTGTTTCAGTTGTAAATAATGTTGAAGATAAACAAATAAAACCAAGGAGTTAATACATGGTATATGGTTATATCAGGGTTAGTACGGACCATCAAGATTGTGAAAATCAAAAGCTTGGAATAGAGGCAAAAGCAAAATCATTAAATATTTACATTGATCGCTATATAAAGGATTCTGGTATATCTGGTACAATAGATCCACAAAACAGGGCTTTAGGACCAATTCTTCGCAAATTGAAAACAGGAGATATTTTGATTTGTTCAGAACTTTCTCGGCTGGGGCGCAAGTTATTCATGATAATGCGTATATTGGAACATTGTATGAATGTGGGGGCAAAAGTTTATACAGTCAAAGACGGATACGAACTTGGTGACAATATACAATCAAAAGTAATGGCATTTGCTTTTGGTTTGTCTGCTGAAATAGAACGAGATTTGATAAGTCAGCGAACAAAAGAGGCATTGGCTGTTCGGCGTGCAAATGGACAAAAACTTGGACGACCACAGGGGCATACAAATAAATCTCATAAACTTGACGGTAAAATGCCGTTAATTATTAAAATGCTTGATAAAGGTATATCCAAACGGCGTATAGCAAAACAATTACGTGTAAGCACACCAACCCTCTATGATTACTTGGAAAACAACAGTAAAACAGAAATAACCTCGGTTATTTGCTGATAATTATCAAAGATCATAAAAAAGTAATGAAACCACTTGAAAAAAAGGAATAAATCTACTAGTATGACAGACATGTTAAAGTTATAAAAATTAAACCGACGTTTTTTCTTTACGGTCTAACTTTTTTAACTTTGGATCTTTGTCGCCAAGAACATAGAAAATGGAGTTTCTAAGTCCCCATTATCAAAATCTTGGCGGCATCATACAGAGGGGGTGTGGTGCATCGTAAGACCACCAGGGATACGTAATCGTATTCGTTTGAACGCCCCCATCATAAAAAAAGGATACCCAAGGGACTCATATGTTTTATGGTTTGATTTTACTTAAACATACGAAAATAAGCACACAGAAACAGCGTGCAGATATCCTTAGAGTCGCAAAAGAAAAAAAATTCCATATAGATAAGTTCATTTTATCTGAAGATAGACCGGAATTGTCACAGTTTAAATCTGGCGATACAATAGTGTGCAGTGCTTGGAGTTGTTTATGTAAAAAACGAACTTTTTTACGTGTGTTCATCAAGTATATACTAGACAATAACATTTTTTTATATTCGGCGACAAGCGGTTATTGTGTTGATAAGGCAGCCGACATAAAAAGCATCAATTACGCATTTAGTTTGTACGAAGATATCAGATTTAATTTTTTATCTCATAAAAATACAGAAGTTGTTGTTGTACGTGTGCAAAATGGTCACGAACCTGGCAGGCGAACAGGCAGTAAAAATACTCATCACATATTGGATGGAAAAGAAAAGATAATTTTAGAAATGCATAAAAACAAACAAAGTATGTATGCAATTGCGAAAAAAATGGGTGTTTCTGCTCCAACGATAAAGCGGTTTTTAGTTGAAAATAACATAAAGGATATAAAATGCCGAAAAAAGAAAAAAACGAACAGTTAAAAGACAAAAGAGTTCAAATAGTCACACTGTTTGGTGTGATTCCTGTAATGAGAATAGTTCATAAAATTAAAATTAAAGAAACTAAGGGTAATAAGTTTCTTAGATACTCAAAGATGTATTGGCTGTTCGGTATTATCCCTCTCTTTATGACAGAACGAGACTATGAATAATAAACCAAGCAGGGGTGCTCTATGATAAAAACTGAAAAACGAAAAAAAATTGTGTTTTTTATTTCCGGTTTTATTGTCGGTGGTGTTGAAACTGTTTTTGTGAATACCATAGAAGAGTTGCTGAAAAATCCAGATTTAGAGATTTCAATTGTAACGCATATGAAACTACGTGAAGCATTGTATGCTGATTGGTTAAAATCACATCCAGAGATACCTGTGTATACGTATTTACCACTTGGAAATTGGTTTCAAGATTTGGAACCAAAGTGTCGCGGTATACTGAAACTGGTTCGAAGAATAACATTCAGTTTATATAAAAGATATCGTCGTTTTATATGGCGTAATAAATTTAAAAATATGGATGTTCTCCTAGATTATAAAAACGGTGAGTTTTATAGAGAATTAAGTTATGTCAACAAACCTAAAATCACATGGTTTCATAGTGCATTATGTTATTTTGAACGAGATGTAAATTTTCTAAAAAAATTACCAAAATACAATAAAATTATATGTCTTACAGACGACTTTATGAAAAGATTTAATAGTAAATATCCAGAATATAGTGATAAACTAGTTCGCATATATAATCCAATAAATGTAAAACATATTCAGCTATTATCAAAACAGGAAAAGTCACCACGTGGTAAATATTTTTGCCATGTATCAAGACTTGATAAGGGCAAAGATATAAAAACACTGTTGGATGCATTTGAAATATTTTATAAATCTCACAAAGATGTTAAATTATACATTATAGGGGATGGGCCTCTTGCAAACACCCATAAATCTTATGCTAACACATTAAAATCAAGCAAAAATATTATCTTTACAGGAACGCAGTATAACCCTTATGCGTTTATGAAAGGTGCTATTGCGAATATATTGTCTACTGAATATGAGGGGTTGCCAACAGTTGTTTTGGAATCTGTGGTTTTAGGGGTTCCATGTATATCATCAGATTGTGAAAGTGGACCACGAGA